AAGCGTTTCATGGCGACAATTTACACGGAGGCACTATTGCCTCCGATGTAAAGCACACTATTGCGGAGGGCCGGAAGCTGGGGCATGATCCCGTTCCGGTGAATGCACCCAATCCGGGTGTTTCGCAAAAAACGTTGGATGTGTTGAAAACTAAAAGTGGTTATGGTGGCGGGGGCAAAACGTGAGCAGCAACGAATACACAACGTCGAACTATGATGCTGCGGTAAATCAGGCTGGCGCTACTTCAAGTGGCGGGGCCGACGAGGGTGCGGTCGGTAGTAAAATTACGTTGATTGAGGCGGCCAAAAATTTTAAGTCGTCGGGCCGTTGGGATGAACGATTTTCAGACTTTGTGGCTCTTTATGCAAACAAGTATCCTTACACTGAAATCGGGGACTATGAGGATGTAGTTGTTCCGAACATGATTTTTTCGACTGTGAACGTTATTGTTCCGTCGATTGCGGTAAACGCACCTAAGATCAATGTTGCTCCGGTCCATCCCGACTATAATGATGCTTCTTCGGTTTCTGAGGCTTTGGTGAACCATCAGTGGCATACCGGCCGAGTTCAGGACGAGGTTCGGGATGCTATCAAAGATTTTGTGATTGTCGGGCACGGCTGGGTTAAAACTACTTGGGATTCTCAGGAAGAGGAAGTTGATTTGACTTCCGAAGAGTTTGAGCAGCTTGCCAGTCAGGTGATGCAAACCAAAATGCAGGCTGAGGCGGCCGGGGTTGACGATGTTTTTCCGTCGAACGAAGAGTTGTTGTCGGAAATTCCGTCTACGAAAACAGAGTTGACGGTCGATCAGCCGCTTGTTATGCGGGTGTCGCCTTTCGATATGTTTTTTGATCCTGATGCGAAACGTTTCAACGATATGAGATGGATTGCTCAAAGAGTATTTATGCCACTGGAGGTCGCCAAGGCAAACGATATGTGGGCGAGTGCCGCTAGGGGTAAGTTGCAGACTGTTTCGAAGTCAAGGCAGCGGGATGAAGTCACTGTTGATGTTCATTCCACGCACGCTGAGCCGGTTGGTCAAGAATTCGTTGAAATCTACGAATTCTATGATCTGATTTCAGGAAAAATGTGTGTGTTTGCTGAGGGTACTGATGCGTGGCTGTTGAAGCCAACAAAATCTCCTTATCCGAACGTTCACCCGTTCACTTACATCCCCAACTATGAGGTGCCGGAACGGTTTTATCCCGTCGGTGACGTGGAAACCATTTTCCCGTTGCAGGTCGAACTCGGTATGGTTCGTACCGCTCAGGTCAATGACCGTAAGCGTGGGAATCGTATAACGCTGTATAAGGAATCTGCGTTGGGTTCTCAGGGTGTTTCTGATATGAAGGACGGGAAGGACAATGCGTTCATCCCGGTTTTGAACAATACGCCTTTCGGTGAGGCGTTTCAGCAGATTCAGCCGTTGGGGTTGCCGCCGGAATGGTACCGTAGCGATCAGCAGTCTTTGTCTGACATTGACCTTGTTTCTGGTGTGTCGGAGTATCAGCGTGGCGGTCAGGCGAACATTCGCCGTACCGCTACCGAGGTCGGTTTGATGCAGGATGCTTCTAATGCCCGGTCGGCAGATAAGCTCGCTAAGGTTGAGCGTGCAATGTCTGAAATTGCGGAACAAATGATTAAACTCAGCCAACAGTTTTTGGAAAAAGCTGATGTTGCTCGGGTTGTGTCGGCTTCCGCAGCCGAATCTTGGGTGCCTTACTCTGGTGAGGCTATCCAGGGCGAGTTTTTGTTTAAAGTTGAGGCTGGTTCTACCCAGCCGATGAACGAGTCGTATCGTCGTCAACAGGCAATGCAAATGATGGACGCTTTTGGTGGTCTCATTGGTTCTGGTTTGTTGAACGATCAAGAGTTTGTTGCTGAGATTATGCGTTTGAACGGGATGACTGATGTTGACCGTTTCATGGGGGCCGGGTTGCCTGATCCGGTGCCTGAGGAGATGCCGCAGGAGCAGATTCCGCCGGGGACCGAGAACGGTCCACCGGCACAGATGCCACCGGGCATGGGAATGCCGCCAGGCATGTAATTCGAAGCGCTGTAGTGAAATGGTAATCATACCTGCTTCATAAGCAGGGGTTGTGGGTTCGATTCCCGCCAGCGCCACCATTTTAAAAGGGGAAACATGGAACCAGAAGAAGAAGTTGATCCTTTTGAAGACGACACGCCGTTAGAAGCGGCGTGCGATCTCTCCAGTCCGGAGATTTGCGAGTCCTGCCAATAGGCAGGGCCGCACTATTATACAGGCAGACAAGTTTTGGACCCTGCCAGAAAGCAGCGAAATGAGCAACTTGGAAGATGTTTTCGAAGAAGTCACCTCGGAAGAGGTGGCTCCGGAGATGGAAGTCGATAACTCCCAGGAGACCGACGTTGAATCAGAACAAGTAGCGGAGCCATCCATAGGGGACGACGCTATTGACGAAGTAGATACTCTGGAAACGGAACCTACAGAAGCAGTAGAGCCAGATACAGACGGATGGCAAACTATTTTAGAGGAACATGGAGATCTCCAAGTCCCTCTTCAAGTTGACGGGCAGACGATTTATCGTTCACTCAAAGACTTACCAGCCAACGCAATGATGCGTGAGGATTACAGTCGGAAAACAGCCGAATTGTCACAGGCAAAATCGGCTGCCGAATGGGCATACGACGTACAGGCCGCTTTTCAGCGTGACCCACAAGCAACAATTGCAGCTTTTCAAAAAGCTTACCGATTGGATGCCGGGCAACAGCAGCAGCAGGTCGAAGTAGACCCTTATGAAGACTATGATCCGGATGTCCAAGCAGTGATGCGTAAGATGGACGAACAAAACTTGGCCTTGCGGTCGGAGCTGGAAGCTGTCAAACAGTTTCAAAGCACCACGCAGGAACGTGAGTTTCGTTCGGGTGTCGAAGCTGAACTAGCTGAAACTCTCAAAACTTTTGAGGGCGTAGACGAAATGGACGTTTTATCATTTGCTACCGAGAACCGTATGAGGCTGCCGATGGCTGCCGAAATACTTTGGAACCGGCAGCAAAATGCGAGCAAAGCAACTTCCGCTGCGGCTTCCGCCAAAGCGAAAGAGCTTTCTAACGAACGTTCAAGGGCGAAACGTCAGGCAGGTAAGGATGCGGTTGCAGCGACCCCCAAGGGTGGCTACGATGTCGAATCGGATGCAGGCAACTTTTCAACAATCGGAGAACTATTTGAGCTTGAAATGCTCAAAAGTTCCAACTAAAACCTAGGAGGCCAAAATGGCTTTTGATAACATTGTTTCAACTACACTTGAACGGTACTTTACTTCCGGTAAAGCTACCGACAACATTTTTGCTCGCACAGCGGTCCTTGACTTTCTGAAGCGCCGGGCGAAGATTAACGCACAGGGTGGCCGCAACGCTGTCATTCCGGTGATGGGTGCCAAAAACACTACGTTCCAAAACTACAGTGGCTACGACCAACTGACCCCTGCGGTCGATGAAGTCATGGACACTGCTGTTTATGACTGGAAGCAGTCCGCTATTTACATCCCAATGTCGGGTATTGAAGAGGCTAAGAACTCTGGCGACAAGGCTGTCATTAAGCTCATTACCGCTAAGACGGAAAATGCTGAGATGACTGCTGCCGAGACGTTCGAGGATCAGCTTTTCAACGCTACGACTGCCGGTACGGCCGATGCTTGGTCGTCTCCCGGTAAGGACTGGGTTGGTCTGGCAGAAATCGTTGGTGGTGGCGCACATGCTGGCATTACGGGCGACTGGTGGGAGTCATATGTGGAAGATACGGCTGGCGCATTGACGTTGACCGACCTTTCGCACGCTTTCAACAGCGTCAGTTACGGTTCAGACAAGTGTGACTTTGAGGTAACGACTCAGCTTCTTTACGAGAAGTACGAGTCGCTGCTTCAGGCGAATCAGCGTCTCACTGATGCTAACACTGGTAAGGCTGGCTTCGATAACCTGATGCACAAGTCGGGTGTTGTTGTTTGGTCGGATTACACGCCTGCTGGCGAGTGGTACTTCCTGAACAGCAAGCACATCAACTTGACCGTCCTTGACGGCAAGTGGATGGACTTCCGTGGCTTCGTGGAGCCGTACAACGTCGATGCCAAGTATGGCCTCGTTCTGTCGTATGGTGCGTTCACGACCGATGGTCGTCGTTACCTTGGTAAGCTTGCAGCCCGTACGGCTTGAGCTGACTAGCCGGGTCCGTCCCCTGTAGTGGGGGACGGACTTTGGTGTGTTTTTGAAAAACTTTTTGAACGGTTTTGGGGGATGTAGTTGTGCTTTCAGTCAACGACAATGTTTGTAATTACGGGTTGTTGAGTGGCGTGAGAGACTACGACCCTGCAAAAAAGCTTTTTATGAATGGTGAAACGCAAGACGAATTTATGGCCCGACAGGAACCTGGCGTCAGCTTCAACGAAGCTTTGCTTAACCTTGACCCAAACTTCGTAGAACCAGAACCCGAACCAGAGCCCGAGCCAGAACCCGAGCCAGAGCCGGAACCAGAGCCAGAACCGGAACCTGAGCCGGAGCCTGGTCGGCGTCGAACAATATCTAACGGATTCGGATTTTTGCCGAACGCAAAACGTAAGCCCACGGAGGAACGCTGATGGCAACAACCAACAACAACAACGTCGCAGAAAGCGGCGTTGTAGCGGTCCCTAAAGACTCCGGCAGCCTGCCGGAAGGCATCGTACCATACGGCACCGTGTTTGCCGATGGCGAAATGGTAGACGCATTCACCGACAAAGAAATTGTTGGCTCGCTCGGTGAACTTTTAGAAGGCGTCGTTCCGGCCACGTCCTGGCGGGGTGTGTAATGAACTTTGACGTAATGATGCAAGTTGTTCGGGCACAGGCACAAACCGACGAGGTGGATGCCCCCGACGGCCTTTTGGGATTTTATGCACAGTCAGCATGTCAGGATATTGAATCCCGTGTTGGACAATGGCCGCACCGTCGGGAAACCTTTACTCACATAACGGTCCCCGGGATTCCAAACTATGCGTTCGAAACGTTCTCCCCGAACACAATGGAATACATTGTGTCGGCAACAATCCCCGACAGTGTGCTGTGGCCCATGTCCCGGGACGAGTACCGGCAGATGACCCGCAAAACCACCACTACCGGTTCCCCAACCCATTACATGGTTGACGGTCCTGTCGTGTGGCTGTGGCCGACCCCGGCCGCCGCCACGCAACTATCCTTTTCGGGGTACTCTTCTTTCCCCCTATGGCCCGTCATGGAAAGCGTGACGACGGAACCCCCGCTGCCCAGAGGGTTTGATGCGGCCATCGTTTTCTTTATGATGGCCCGATACTATCAGGGTCAGGAAGATTTGGAACTGTACCAACAGTATATGCGTGATTATGAAGTCACGGTACAGAATCAGATTGACAGGGCTTTGAGAGGCTCAGACATTTTCGCTGGACCGTCGGTAAAGTCGTCTGGTCTTTTCCCTGGCATGTCAGAGTCCAAGTGGATGCGCAGAAACGTGGAGAAGTAACATGCCTGTGCCGAGCCGGGAAGTTTCCTACCTGAACAGTTTTGATGGCGGTCTAAACCTGACTGACCAGACGCAATCTTTGTTGCCAAACCAGTCGCCTGACTGCTTGAACGTCGATTTTGGTATCAGGAAAGGTTTCATGTTGCGTGGCGGTTTCCGTCATCAGGAAACCGATGAACGGTTTAGTGGTGCACATTTTCTTGGTTTTGCAGAGGACAACGATTATGTTTTGTTGTGTTCCGCTGACGGCGATCTGCTCCGTTGGGACGGAGCGGATCTTGTCGATACTGGTGCTGTTATAACCGAGTCCGTTTCACGAACCCGTATGGCGGACCATAACGGGTCCGCCTATATAGCTAACGGGCGTTTCGGGGGAATCAATCCTTCGGACATTGTGATGAATCGGTGGGATGGTCAAAATCTTGTTGCGTTGGGTGACGAATGGGACGAGAACCATGTGGTTCCGTCTGGTAGCAACATGCCGAAAGCCATGTTTGTTAATCAGTGGCGTGGCTATATGTGGGCTGCAAACACGTTTGAGGATGGCGTGCATCACACTAATCGTTTAAGGTTCTCTCATCTTCAGTTCCCTGAGTCTTGGTCGAAGGACGACTATTTTGATATTGGTGATTCGCTGGGGGCCATTGACCCTATTATGGGGGTTCACCCGTTTAGGGATCAGTTGTTTATTTTCAAAAAGGGCGAGGTGTGGGTTTTGTCTGGTGACGAGCCAGATAACTTTGCGCTCAATCCGTTAACTATTTCTTCTGGTACTTGTTCTTGTGGTGCTTCTGATTCTAGTTCCGGTATTTTGTACTGGTTTTCGACTGATGGACGGTTGATGGCGTACAACGGTACGGGCATTACTGTTTTGTCGCAGCCTATACAGTACTGGTCTGATGTTGGTCGAATTCAGCAAGGGGGCGCTCATCGGCTCATGTGGGCCGATGGACGTTTGTGGCTTTCCTTGGAGGCTGGTCCTGCCGCACAACAAGAACGTTTTTTGTTTATTTGGTCTCCGGTAGCTAAGGCTTTCACTTTGTATGACCGGCAAGTGAGAGACATGATTTTTTGGAAAAAAATTGGCTCTGATGCCGACCCGTTGTTTCTTGATTTAGGCAGTGACGACATTTTCAGGTACGATCAGTCTTACGAAACTGATTCTTCTGGCGACAATCCCTCTATCCGTATTGACGGTCATTATCGTACGGCGTGGATTGCTGAGGGCGAAACTGCAACCAAGAAACGGTGGAAGCGGCCCCGTGTGACGGCTGCCGCTACTCATTCAGCTACAATTCAGCTTGAAGTTTTTCACGACATGCAGGACTTAGATCCGAAACGTCAAGTGACTTTCCCCATTTCATCTGAGACTGCTAGTTCCCGTTGGGATACTATGATTTGGGATCAAGATTTGTGGTCTGGTTTAAAAGAGGAAACGTACGCTTTTCAGCGTACGCCTTCCGCAGGTTCGGCTCATGCCGTTTCGTTCAAATTTTCATCGACTGACAATGTTGGTCGCTGGTGGGTTGATAGTATTGCTGTGCCGTTCCGCCGGAAACAGGTGCGTTAAAGTTATGATTTTGAGAAAGAGGAATTTTCGATGGCTGTAGTATCGGTTACTAATACGTTTACGTCGCTTACCCCTGCGGTGGCTTCTGAAGTCAACCGCAACTTTACAGATGTTGTTGATTTTGTTAATGGCGACACTGTTCACCGTGACGGCTCCCGGCCGTTTACCGGTGAGGTATCTATGGGGTCGCATAAGATCACAAATGTTTTGGGCGGTGTTTCGGCCAACGATGCTGTGAACGTTGCCCAGTTGGGTGGCGCTTTGCCTGCCGGGTTTATTGGAATGTATGGTTCTGATGTTGCCCCGTCTGCTGCCTGGCTGCTTTGTGACGGTGCAGCATATTCCCGTACAGCGTACCCAAATTTGTTTGCTGCTATCGGTACTTCTTACGGTGCTGGTGATGGGGCCACTACGTTTAATGTTCCTGATTTGAATAGCCGGTTCCCGTTTGGTGCGTCAGCGGGCACTACGGGCGGCTCTAATGATGCGGTGGTTGTCAGTCATGAACATGAGATGGGTTCCCACACTCACACGTCTGCCGCTCACACTCACACGACAGGTACACACAAGCACGATGTTAACGATCATGCGCACACGATGGGCAAGCACACGCATACGTTGAGTAAACACAAGCACTCCATCGACCACAACCATGGCAAAGCGGACACGGAGGACAGTACCCATAACCATACGGTTGCCGAAACCGCTATCAACAGTGGCCTAGCTGTCGTGTATCAAGGCGGTGGTGGCAGTCTCGGTATTGCTGACGGCAATGTTTGGGGCGGCGTGTGGGGTAATCCGTTGAATGTTGGAAAACTTAACGGATCGTCGTCCGGCGGTAAGCATCATCACGAATTCGATATGCCGAGTTTTTCAGGCACTTCTGGTGAACCCAGCACCGCCAACACAAGCGAAGTGGACCCCGGTGACACAAACAGCAAAACGGGACTTGAGACCAAAAGCGTTAGTGCCGGTACTACAGATTCGACAACGCCGGGCGCTACCGGACCTGCTAATCCTAGTGACACAAACTCTACTGGTGTCGCCGGTACGGGCCTGAATCGTCCAGCTTTTGTTGGCGTCAACTTCATCATAAAGTCAGGACTTTAATTATGGCGTACGGAACTCCAACTTACAATTATGAGCAGGCTCGTGGCGGTTTGGCTAGGCAGAAGGCTTTAACTGACCAGGCGAACGAGTTTGGCCGTTTTCTTGGTCAGGAACGTTTTCGCCGGTCGAAAGAGGACTTGGGGGAGTCTTTTGAGCGCCGTTTCCCGAAGGTTGGTAATTCGTTTAGTCGGCGTGGTATCTGGAATTCGGGGTTGCGTAAGAAGGGTCAGCGTACTGCTGTTAATGCTGCTAATAAAGATTTTCGTCGGCTGGCCGAAAGCCAGGCGACGGAGAATGCCCAGTGGGACATGAGGCAGACTAATGATGATGTGAGGTATGAGAACGAGCTGTTGGCTTTGTATGATCGTATGCAGGCCAGCAGGGCTACTAGTGAAGCTTCGTTTGCTGGACCCTCTGCTGCTGCGGGTCCAGCTCCTGCTGCTGTGAGTCCGGCCCCTGCCGCTGCGAGTCCAGCGGCTGGGAGGACTGGTGGTTTCTGGTCTGGCGGCTCCAATCTCTCGTCATCGGGTTTTGAGACATTCGACCCAAACAAGGTGAAGTTTGTTGACACGGGGTTTGATTCTTCTAAACGGAATGTGAGATAAGTTATGGCTGAAACATATTTGGAAAGACAGGCCAGGTTGGCTCGTGAGGGCCGTCGTGAAAATGACGGTTATGAGGTGGGGTCCGACCCTTGGCAGGGTATTACGAACCCTGACGCATTTAGTGCTGGGGTTTCCAACAACTGGGAAGACCAGCAGGCATACCGGACGTTTGCCGCTGACCACAATTACGGGCTTGATGGGCCGATGCCGAGCATGACTCCGGGGCCGTACGATCTTCCGATGCCCACCACCAACAACAACCGCAGCGGCGGCGGCGGCGGTAATGGCCTGTCCGCCCAATGGCGGAAAGAGGACCGTGAGTGGGAACTCGCAACCCGTGAGTGGGAAAAAGAGCAGTGGGAACGGGAAGCCGATTGGCGAGCGCAAGATTGGGAACGAGACGCTCTCTGGCGGGACCAAGATTTTGATTGGCGAGAAAAAGAATTTGATTGGAGGGAACAAGATTGGGAGCGAGACGCTCTCTGGCGTGACGAAGACCGTGCCGAAGCGGCACGCAAAAGGGCGGAAAGGCTTGCTTCCTTAGACGCCTACGACGAGGCGATGCGTGGTATTTACACGCCGGAAAAAGTTGACGCCATCTACGACCCGCTTGTCCAAAACATAAACGCTAACACGGAAAGCGGTTTGTCTCGCCTTGGCGGCATCACGGATGCGATGGCGCAGCGAGGGGTGCAGTCCCGAAACGCTGTCGGGAATGCGTTTGATGCCGGGGACCAACGTTTGCAGGCGATGCGTGGAGAGTTCGGCCAGCAACGCCGAAACACTGACGCCAGTTTCGGTGGCGTGCTTTCCAACATGGGGGTCCAGGGTGGCGTAAAACCGGCCGGTGGCTACATGGACCGGCTGTTTGCTAATTCTCGTGTGGGGAACGCCCGGGCAGCGACGATCTTTGATGCGTCGGCTGCTGATCGTGGTGCGCTTGTCGGCGGTTTACAGGGCGATGTGTCGTCCGGCATGACTGCCCGCAGAGACAAGCTGCTTGGTGAAATCGCTACTGATCGTGCGAAAGCGCATCAGCAGTCTGAAACTGCTTTGGCCGGTTCGCTGGCTCAGTCGGGTCTTGCCCGTGGTCAAGTTTAGGGAGTTTTTGAAAAATGTCTGACGAATGGGTAGATCCACTAATAGGTAATCCTTGGTTGCAGGGGCTTCCGACTCAAAACGATTTGAGAGCCAACGAGTTTGGGATGGGCAATTTCACGTTTGATCCTGATGCTTTAGAGCAGCGGGAGGACATGGACGACCAGCTTCGGGATTACCTTAAGATGAGGGGCATTTATCTGGAGGATTATATTCCTAATTTGCCGCAGGAAATTGAACGTCCTGATGCTGACTGGGTGCCTTATACGTCTGACGTTTTGGACGCTCATCGTAATAGTGAGGCGTACAATTTGCTGGCGGAACTTGTCGATTCGGGTATGGGTTTCGACGAGGCTAAAATGGCGGTTGAGCAGGAGGCTGTGGAGCGGGGCTGGGATATGCCTATGCTGAATCCTGGTGGCAGGTTGCAGCAGTTCAACAACCAAAATGAACCGATACCATCTGTGACTGTGGCGCAGTACCAGGCACAGGAAGCCGCCAAGATGGCTAATGAGGCTGACGGGAAACTGACTGATAACCCGGAAGATAATCAGTGGAAATCTTTTGTGGACTCGGGTGCCATCGTGCAGGAAGCAGATGGCACTTTTGTTGCTGTACCGCCGTCAAACTTTGATATGACTGAGTTTGGTGATACCGGTGAAAAGCTGTTGATGGAAAGGGCAAAGGAGCGGCGTTCGATAGAAGAGCGGGAAGCTGCTTTAGCCGAGTACGCCGATTACATTAACCCCCGTTACGCTATTGACGTTGCAAGCATGGAACGGAACGGACTTAAGGGAGCTAAAACCGATTACGCTCTTGATTGGCCTGAGAAGCCGAAGGAGCAAAGTTTGGAAGGCCCGGGGCGACAGCCCGCCAGGCCTTCGCCTGTTTCTCCCGCTTCCGGTGCCGTCGGTTTCGATATCGGGCATATGCAGGAGCTTGCGGCCAGCAACCGTGCCCCCACCGTCAAGAACCGGGGGCCGAATGTTGATTTGCCGGATTCTGGGCAGCGGACTTATGCCGAGGACCGGCGTGCCAGGCAGGCCGACCGGCAACGCCAAAACAACCGTAGGGTGAATGAAACAAACAAGGCCAGCCAGGAATACATGAATACTGTATATCAAGAATTGTTGAGAGACTACAAGGCTAATAACCAGTTGCCGTCTAAGCAGCAGCAAAGGTATGCGATGATGGACGAGTTTATGGGCACCTATTATCGTGGAGGGGCTTAGTAGATGGCTTTGTTTGACGATCTGAGAGCTATTGCCCAGGAGCGGGATAACTACAACCCGCAAATGACGGGACAGAAGTGGGCTGCCGTAGGCGACCCCACATTAGGTATGCGTCGGGGACCGGCCGTCAGGCGGTCCTCTAACGCCCCTGGAGGGCCGTCTAAGAGGCTGAATGCTTCCGACATGGCTTACTACCGGGGTCTTGCTGAGAAGCGCAGGGCGGCCATACAGCAGGCGCCTATTTCGAAATCGCAAGAGCCTGCTGGTGAGGGATCTTCAACTCTCGGGTCGATTGGCAATTTTGTTCTTGGCGCATCTATGGCGCCTCTTAAAGCCATAGATCAGGGCAGACAGCTATATCAGGGTATTTCTGGTGAAGTTGGCGACTTTGTGGCTGGCAAGGTTGACGACTGGGGGTTGGACGATAAATGGTACGGTGACCTTGCTGAAACCGGCATGAACTTTGCTGGCGCCAACTATTTTCAGATGCGTGGCTTGCGGGACGTGGACCCTAAAACGGGGAAACGGACTGGCGAGCGGGACACGTCGTTTGACTGGGGTGGGATCACTGAAGGTGGCATGACGGACGGTTTTCTTGGTCGGCTTGACTGGGATGACAGTTTGCCGGGTGTGGTGCGTGCGCCGCTAGGTATTGCCGGTGACATTTTTACTGACCCTCTCACTTACGCAACTTTTGGCACCGCCGGAGTTATAAGCGCCGCCGCCAGGGGCGGGGCGAAGGCAGGGGCGAGGGCAGTGGCAATGCCTGCTGCCCGCAAGGTGCTGGCGCAGCGGGCCGCTTTAAAACTTGGTGACGATGCTGTTGTTAAGGCTGTCGGTAAGGAAACGATTGATAACGTTGCCACTAACGTCGGGAAGTATGGTCGTGGCGCTTTAACCAGAAAAGGCATGAAGCGTGGCGGTTACACTGCCGACGATCTTGCCAAGATGGGAATGCAGG